ATGCCAATCATCGCTGTAGCTGCAATCCTCACTCTGGCGTTCATCGGCGCATTGCACGTTTACCGTGCGTTTTTGGGTATCTCTGAGGCCCGCCGTCGTCGCGACCGGGCCATTGCTCGGTTGTTCGCCTACATCACTGCCGCACAGGTGCGCGAGCGTCTTGCGCAGGCGGGTGGCAAATGACCGTCGCGATGTTCCTCTGCGTGTTTGTCGCCGCGTTCTTTGGCGGCATCCTCGGAAGTCTCGCTGTTGGTTTGAATCTTCTCGAGCCGGTGAAGGTTCGCAAGCCGCGCAAGCCACGTAAATCACGCGCTCCGAAGGTTCCGCAGGCTGATCAGCTGGACCTGTTGGAGCCTGCGAAGTGATCGCGCTTTCGGCTGGTTTTCCCGGTGACGGGATGACGCTCGCCGACGTCGCTCTTGAAGTCCCTGCAGCTAACAGGGGACTAAAGTCCCCTCAAGGCCCAAGCGACGCCTCGGTCCTCGCGATTGTCGACTTTTTGACCTTCACCGCGCCGTGGACTCGCATGGTCGAGGGCTTCGGCGCCGCCTCACCATCGTTTCGCGCTCTGGCCGTGCAAGGCGACGAAATCGCGCAGCGGGCCGTTGCCGAATGGCTCGTTGATGAGGCGTTCCCGGACTCCGGTCTGCGCGTCGATCCCGAGCGTCGGGGCTTCCGCAACTTCTACGACTGTCACTTCCGCGTCTACACGCCTGAGGGCGAGCAATGCGGCTTCGTCGCGATGGGTGGTGAACGTCAGCGGGGCACGATCTGCCTCGAACTCACTGGCGCGGGGTGCGCCCACGTCAGGGCGTGGGCGCACGTCGCTGCCTTCCTCGAAACGATGCAGGCGCGTATCACGCGCGTTGACGTTGCGCACGATGACTTCGCCGGCACGAAGACCCTCGCTGACGCGCTCGCGTGGCACGCGGCCGGCATGTTCAACAGCGGAGGCCGACCGCCCGCAGTCAACACGCAGGGCTGGGACGACGGGAGCGGCAAGACCGTCTACATCGGCAAGAACACCGGCAACCAGCAGCTGTGCGTCTACGAGAAGGGCAGGCAACAGGGCGCACGTGATGGCGATCCGCAGGCGTCGTGGGTTCGTTGGGAAGGTCGTTTCGGCTCGAAGTATCGCGACATTCCCGTCGATGTTTTGACCGAGCCTGCTGCGTATCTCGTCGGCCATTTCCCCGCGCTTCGGGGGTGGCTTCAAGCGGCTGCAATGCGCATGCGTACGAGCGTCGAGCGCGCTGCCGCAAACCTTCATTCCGCTGTTCGTCACGCAAAGCGCCAGACCGGCGCATTGCTCAACCTTGTGAAGAAACACGTCCCCGAAGCCGACCAGTTCGGCGACTGGATCGTGCAGCACGTCGTCCGCGATCGGCTCCCGGCGTGGCTGGCGAAAAACCCGTTTGGAGCCGACACCATCCGTTATTCATTTCAGACCTAGGAGATAGCAGCTATGCAACGCATCGAGATTTTGTCGTCGGAAGTGCAGACCAAGTCCGGCACCAGCACTCGGACCAACAAAGCGTATGTCATCCGCGAGCAGGCCGCCGCGCTGCACGACACGCGCAACAAGTATCCCCAAGCCATTCGTTGGCAGTTGGGTCGCGATCAGCAACCGTATGCCGCCGGCATGTACGAGGTTGGTTCCTGTCTCGTCGTCGGCGATTTCGAGCGCGTGCAGCTGGCGCGCGATATCGAGCTGATCCCGGTCAAGCAAGCGAAGGCCGCTTAAGCCGTGGCGCAGTGCGTAGCGCTCAACTCGGACGGCACGCTGACCGCAACAGCGGACAGTGCGGCCGCGTGCCCGGGCTACGTGCTGTTGTCCGGCTCTGAATACGCCATGGTGGGCGCGATCGATCAGGCACTCGGCGTGCCTGATTCAACCCAAGCCATGGGGTGGTTCATGGGTCCTTTCACACTGGTGGTTTTCTTGTATGTCGCGGCCAGGTGCGCGGGCTCTGTCGTCAACATGTTTAGGAGTTGAAGCAATGAAGTATCGCAACATGGTTCGGAAGTACGGCAGTTGTGCGTTGGTGGCGGCTCCGGTGGGCGGTGCGCTGGCTCTCGTCGGTTCGAACGCGATGGCCGTGGGCACCGATTTCAGTTCGATCCTCACCGGTTTGGACGGCACGACGGCTGTTACGGCGATCCTCGCCGCTGCGGTCATCCTCGCGCTTGTCGGTTTCGCCAAGTGGGGCGCGAAGAAGGTCGGCAAGTTCTTCGGCTGATCGAAGGTATACGGACGGGCAGGGGAGCGCGCCCCCTGCTCGAAAGTATACAAATGGACATTTCAACCGGAGTTACAAATGTTTATTTGTATATTTTGCGGACTTCTTGGAATTTCGGCCGCCTACGCCATAGTTCGTGGTCTTGGGGAGGACTAGGTTTTGAAATCGCTGATCTTGGTTCTCGTCGCGTTCGCGCTTCTCTTCTTGTCTCTGCAGGTCTCGGCGGCAACGCTGACCGAAGCAATGCAGTCCTGTACTACGCAGTTGAATACCGATAAAGCGAACAATCCGACGTACTACGCGGGTTCGTTTTGCAAAGATGTCGGGACGGACCCTACGGCGCCAACGCTCGGTTATGTTAAAGAGTGTCAAGACCCGCAGTTTGGTTCTGGCTGCGATTTCAACAGTAACTATCTTCGTCGTTTCCAGTACACAAACTCATGTCAGGCCGGAACTGCAGTGGTCGCGATGCCGCAAAGCAACTACCTTTTGGCAGACGGTCAAAAAATCTGCAGCGCGTCCGGTTGCGAAGAGACGTTTTTGAGCGATTCAACCGGCATGCAATCTTGCCTAGGTACACCGGGCGCGGCAGATGCGAAGTGCTTTAACAAGGGCACGTATACGCAGACCGGCAAGCCGTGCGATAAGAATCACCCTAGCAATACCAACGATGGACCGGAGCCGCCTACCATCGTCGGCGATGGTTCAGAGTGTAAGGACGGAGTCTGTTTCAAATCCCCTAATAGTTGGTGCGATAAGAACGGCATGTGTGTGCAAGCGTCATCGCCAGTCTCGGGCGGTGCGAATCCCGGTAACGATCATATCAACGATCCGAGCAAGCCTCCTGGAGCTCATCCGCCGCCGGACGGCTGTCAAGCCGGTGATAATTCCGCGTTGTGTGTTGGTCAGCCGAATGTTCCAACGCCGCCGCCGCCGCCAGCAGGGCCGGATAATAACTGCGTTAGGTCGCCGACTACGGTTGCTTGGGGCGACGGGAGCAGAGGTGCTATCGGCAGTTGGACGAATTGCGATCCGCCTCGCACGTCGTGTCCTGCCGGTACCAATATGGTTAACGGCCACTGCGAGCAGTCATCAATTTGTCCCGCAGGTAGCACGAAGAACGCGCGCGGCGAATGTGTGCAGCCGACGACGTGCCCATCGGGAACGGATAAGGACGCGAACGGTAACTGCGTTGCCCAGTGTCCTGCGGGAACGACGCGCGACTCATCGGGTAGGTGTAACGCGGGGTGTCCCGCAGGAACGACCCAAGACGCTGCTGGGCGCTGTCAGGCGCAGTGCCCTACCGGAATGAAGCTCGACCCGACTGGTACGAAGTGCAATTTTTCCGGCACGTGCTCGGACGGTTCGGCGGTCAAGGCCGATGGTAGCTGTGGTACGGCGAACTGCCCGAGCGGCACAACGAAGAACGCGAGCGGTGTTTGCGTGGGATCGTGCGTTGCAGGGCAGAGCATGGACGCCTCGGGTAAGTGTTCTGCATCGTGCGGTTCGGGCTTGAAGCCCGATCCGAACACCGGTCAGTGTGTCTCCGACAACCAAGCGAGCGGCGGTACCGATTGTCAGGCGCCGCCTGTCTGTCGTGGCGATCAAGCGCTGTGCAACATCGACTATCAGGCGTGGGCCGCGCGTTGTGCTGCTGATCCGGGGAAGGGAACAGCGGACGATCTTTCGCAGATGTACACCAAGACGGGCGATAGTGTTGGTGGTGTGATGGGCAAGTACAAAGACCAGCTGCAATCGTCGCCGTTGGTGCACGCTGCCGATAATTTTTTTACGGTGAACGTTACGGGTACCTGTCCACAGCTCACTATTCCGCCGGCCGAGTTTATGGGCCACAACATTTGGGCGGGGTTAGATGGCAATTTTTTTTGCAACGGTACGATTGAAACAATTCTAGGACTCGCCTCGTATGTACTTCTTGCACTCGCTTCTTTTCAGGCTTTCCGCATCGCTTTCCTTTGATCCTTCGGCGGGCTGGTTTGGTGACTTGACCGACTGGCTTCTCAAAATCTGGAAACAAATTTGGCAGGCGTTCACTGACTTCATCAAAGATATCGCGTTGTTCTTTCTGGACATTGCGATGCAAGTTGTTATGTGGGTCGTGAACGTTATCCCCGTTCCGGATTGGCTCTCGCAGTACTCAATTGGCCAATTCCTCGGCGGCGCTGGTCCAACGATTGGTTGGGTCGTATCGGAACTTAAAATTGGGCAAGGTCTTTCGATCATCGCCGCAGGCTACGCCTTTCGGTTGCTGCGAAAACTGTTGACGCTTGGTCAGTGGTAAAACTGTATAACTATACGAGTATACAATGCTGGTCTATAACGAAGGCGTACCCGGTTCTGGCAAGAGTTACGACGCGATGGTGTCGCATATCATCCCGGCGCTGCGTGCAGGTCGCACGGTCTACGTCCGGTTGAACGGTGCCGAAGAATCCAGTAAACGCGATGCGCTCGCGGCGTATCTCGCGATCACGCGCGAACGTCTCGATGGGCTGTATATCCACGTGCCGACTAACGAAGTCGCGAGCTTTTTCGTAGCGGAGCAGCAAGAAGGCGAGTGGATGCCTGCCGAGAAATTCCAGAACGCGCTTGTCGTCCTTGACGAGGCGCATCAGTTCTACGTGGGTGGAACTCGTGAACCGCTCCCGCGAGAGGTCGAAGAATTTTTCGCGATGGCTCGGCATCGCGGCGTAGACGTTTTGCTGATGTCGCAGTTCTACAAGCGCATTCACACGGCGCTGCGCTATCGTATCGAACGCAAAACCACGTTTCAGAAGCTCTCGGCTCTCGGCAAGCTCGGCGAGTCGCGGTACGTTGCAACCAATTGGCAGACGGTCGCGCCGGACAAGTACGAAAAAACCGGCTCGCAGACGCTGAGCTACGACGCGAAAATCTTCCCGCTCTATCGCGGTGTGACGTCGGCCGAAGTTCAAACAGAGGTGTACGCTGGTGGTCGCATGTCGGTGTGGAAGAACATCGGCAAGTATGCCTTGATCATGATTCCTCTCTCGATCTTCGCGATCTATTATCTGATTGGCTTTTTCTCCGGTAGTCACAGTCTCGTCAAGCAGACCTCGGTTACTCCGGGTATCAATGGCGTCGCGCAGCCACCGGCGCAGGGCAGTGCGCAACCTACTGGGGCGTCTAAAGCCGACGCGAAGGCAGCGAAGTACGACACGAGTTCTATGCCTTCCGAGATCGCCTACATTTTCGACATTGCAAACCAAGCTCGGCCGCGTCTCGCCGCGTCGTGGCTGTCTGACGAAGGCACGAAGAACAATGGCGTTGTTGAGTTTTGGGAGGCTCAGAATCACGTGATGGAACGCATCACGTTCAAGCAGCTGCGTGCACTCGGTTTCGATGTCGTTTTGACCAACTACGGGGCGCGCCTCGGTTGGAAAGATAAGGCGCTGATCTGCACTCCGTGGCCGGTAATGGATCAGGTGAACCGGGTCAGCGAACAGAAGGCACGTGAAATCGACTCAAAGCCGATTGTGCCGTTGGAACGACTGGCGCTGAGCGGTCAAGCGAGTGAAGCGAGCCTGACCGCTCGCACGCAGCTGTCCACCAGCACGACGCCGACCGCCGTTGCCACGCGCGGCGGCTCGCATGACCGCTTTCCGCCTCCGTACCCGCTCGGTGCTTGGCAGTCGCATTGAGCGCCTCTGAGAGCGCGTAGCGCGTCTATCTCTTGATCCGGCCGAGCGACGCCTCGCATACTTTGCGCTGGCATTCGTTGAATAGGGGAACGTGAACTATGAACCCGATTACTGCCGAACCGCCGTCCTATCAGTTGCAAGCGCCTGCGCGGCCGCGCCGGCGCATTTCCACTGGCAACCTGTGCGCGGCTGTCTTTGCGTTGCTGGTGGTCAATTTGGTGCTCTGGAACGCTTGGCAACACCGTGATCGCTCGCTGGATCCAAACCGGCCACTTTTGCAAGCGATCGGAGGGCAAGCCGCTCGACCGGTAGAGTTGACGCAGTTCGATCGGCAGTTGCTTTACCCGCCTCAGGTTCAGAGCATCGTTGAGCCAGAACGAGAGCCGCTAAAAGCCGGGGAAAGCTGCTTGGCAGTCACGGCCGGTCAGGCTGGTACCGTCATCGTTCGCAGCGTTGTTGCCGGCGTGCCAACGATTCGCCAAGTGATCGAGAACGGTCGGCCCGTTGAGTGCATCGGCGATCAACGCCTCTAGCACCTCGCGGCGCAGCTTCCACAGCATTGCGAGATGGGCGGCGCTGAACTTCACGCCGCCCGGTCCGCAGAGTTTGCCGTCGCCGCGAATCTTCCAGCCGGTCCAATATCCGGTGAACTCGTATTTTCCTTCGACCAGTTGGTCGTATACGCGGCTGTAGCAGGGATTAACCGGCGCTGAGGTGTCAGGCCGGCAGGGGCAATTGACGGTTCGGATTTTCAT